GTTAGCTTGTTGCCAGAGCCTGTGAAGGCCGAAACAAACGCACCATCTGTAGCTATAATTCCATCATCTGGAATGTTTAAATGATGTAACCCTGCTGGAAAGCTTTGCACAATCAAATCATCACCAGACGCACTACCATTTTTTATAGTAACCGCACCTGTTGCAGCAGCAAATATTACGAGCTGTCGTATTCTAGAACGAGCTGGTCCTACAACCGCTGCTGAAGCTCCTTGATCGTGATTAAAGGCTTTTACTGGTCCTGCCATTTTAGCCTCCTATTAAGAAGCGTCTGAAGAGCTAGAAATACCTATGAACTTCATAACTATGACAGTATCACCACCGGGATCACCAGAAACTACAACTTCAACCTCATCTGCAGTAGCTGTAGCAGCAGTTGTTGTGCCACCAGACATACCTAAAATACCGTTACATGGGAAAAATCCTTTAAAACCAGTGCTGTTTACAGCCGCAGTTATGCCATCAACAAAACCGTCTGGATCTGCGTCTGTACCAATATCAACAAGGTTTACAGCGTTAGCTGCTGCAGTAGTTACAGCAATCATAACACCCATAGGGATAAAATTTGAAGGAATACCAATTGCAGCCTCTTTACCTGTGGTTGCACCATTAGCAACAGTTACTGTTGCGGTGTATACAGATAGAGTCATCTCACTGGTAAGCTCACCAGTTGTAGAGCTTTTAATAACGTTTTTAAAACCGTTTTCGGAACGGACGGGACCGTTAAAAGTAGTATTAGCCATATGATTCTCCTGTCTTGGCTAGTGTCAGTCGCACCATGCGACTGTCAGGGATGACATCAGAATAACACATTATAATAAAAAAGAAAGGGGCAACCGAAGCTGCCCCTGTAAGATTAAGAGAAGTATGTAACTTCTCTATATCATATTTTATGCTCCGGGTGAACCGAAAACACAACGCGGGTCTGAGAACCCAAATGAATAACGCTCACGAGCCTTGAAACGCATGTTTCCAGTATCGAAGTCAGCTTCCATACCAGTAGACATCGCTGTACGCTCAAAATGCTTTAATCCATTAGGTGCATCAGTTTTGATGAAAAACGCATCTGGATCTGTTAAGAAGTGGTTAACAGTGTAACCCTCTGGCAACATACCCATGTTTCGAATTGCGTTAATATCATTGTCCGCTGTGCCAACACGCATTGTTGATTCCAACAAACGATCTGCAACGAATTGCAGTTGTGGTGGAATAACCAATTTGGTGCCACGAAGAGCAATGATCATGTTGCGTTCATCAACGAATGTTGAGATGTCAATAAGAGCATTCTCAAGTGAAGTTTCGTTGAGGTCTGCAGCAGTTGAAGGTTCGTTACGAAACGTACCGCCACCAGCTAGGGGGTGATCAGTTGCACAAAGCTCCTTACCATCACCGCCTGTAAAACTACTATCAAACGCATTGTTTAACGTTGCAGCAGCTTTAACTTGCTTTGTGTGCGCCATTGAACGAGCCAACGCACGAGTATAACGTGCGCCAAGACGATCATATAGATTGTCCTCAACAGCTTCTTCGGTTAACGCAAAAGCGAGTGCAACTGTTTCGTGTGAATAACGAGCAGTATACGCTTCATTTGCATTATCGAACTCTACACCAGAACCTTCGGATTTTGTGGGAGCATTCCCAAAACCTACAAGCATTACCTCTTCTTCAAAGGCTCGATCTGATGACTCTGTGTCATAGATCTCTGCATGTTGATTTTCATAACGATCATATTCCATTCCGAACAGAGCGTTAAGACCCGGTTCTAGCTCCTTGACGAGTTGTGAACGTGAAATAGCCATAACTCAATCTCCTTACGCTAGACCGACAGTGCCAGCACTGAACAGGTGGTTATTAATTTTGACAATTACGTTAGTATTTGTCGATGATGTATCGCTATTCTCAGGATCTTGAGAAATGTCGATTGCCTTCAAAGCAAGAGCAGCAGTAGTTGCCCCTGTTGATAAATCCAACTCCATGCGAGAATTACCGCTTACGGTGCTTCCTGCAGTTGTATCAACGATGTCAAAGTTCCCAAACAAATCTGTTACAGGGAATGTGTCATCCGATTGGATTTCGAAGGTTGCACTAGGATCGTCAATAACATTTGCAAAAATGTCTGTTCCTGTTGTGCTTGCAGGCCAATAGTTAGAGAAAATAATATCTCCACTAGAGTCTACATATGAACAGCCGTTAAATACGCCCAGACAAAGAGCATTGTCACCAGCAGCTACACGAGTAATTGTTCCATTAGTGTTTACTGTAACTAAGTCACCTTGGAAAATACTTGTGGCATAACCGGAAGCAATACGATAACGATTTTGTCTTTGCGAGCTTGTACTCGTTTTAACTGGGCGAAGGCCAAAAGCAGCGTCTTGATTTGCCATTTTATTTATCCTTCAGAGTTTTTCGATGAACCAAAAGTCACCGATGATTTTCGCTGCGGTGCCATTTTTGGCATCGCGGGGTTATTTTCGCGCATCCAATCACGATCAACAGCTTCCATTTGGTTTTGTGTAACCCCTTGGTAGTGTTCATTGCGTTGATCAGCCAGTTCATTTGGGATTCTTGCAAGTACGAGTCCGCCAACACCAATGATGCCTGCGTTGCGTCCCTCATCTACTACTGGACCTGAATAATCGGGATATTCTTCTGCACGAACGAGTTCATATCCTTCTTGCCGTCTTTTATGGACGTTAGTTTTATCGTCATATTCCATCACGGATTCACGAATCCAACGATGTTTATACCCTAAAGGTGCTTCCGGGGCTTCTAAAGCTGAACCGGGTCTCCAAACTTTGCGCTCTTGGCGCTCCCGCGTTGTTGTTTCGCGTGAAGTACGATCAGCCATATTAGTCTCTCCGATTTTCCAGTTTTGCCACTTCAGCCGCATATTTTTCCAGAGGTATGTTTAACTTCTGAGCTAAAGCCACTTGACCGGGGTTAAGTTCTACAGATTTTTTCCGCCCTGATTTTAAAGAGCGATTTCCGCTCCCTGCAGGTGTGACAGACTGGACGTTTTTCTTGTCACCCTGAAACTTATTAGGCAATTCTCTACGCATACGTTTATCGATTTCTGCGTAGTATTCGTCAGTACGAGGATCAAAACCCTCTTCTGCAACAAGAGTTTCATGCAAAGCACGAGCAGCTCCTGTCATTATACTGTCTTTGCCAAACCATGTATTTTTAGACAACCAAGTCTCTAATTTAGGATCTCTTTCCTGTTGTGGCTGTGGTTGTGCTTGTTGCTGTGCTTGTGGTTGTGCAGATAATTCTTGTTCATTTTGTTGTGAACGAGCTTTCTGCAAACGCAAACGTTCTTTCTCAATAGCAATTTGAGCTATAGCAGATTGTGCATCTGCAACTTTTTCGTAATCTCCCGCCTCGTGAGCCTCTGCTAAAGCACGTTTAGCTTGAGACTCCTGAGAGGTAATACGTCCCTCATATTCAGAGACATAGCCCTTATCTATTGTTTTTAAACGCTGCTTTATATCTTCGTTTTCACTTTGAACTCTTTGAATATACTGAACTGCAGCCGCAGCCTCCTCTTCAGCTTTTCTACGAGCAGCGGTTAATTTCTTTATTCTTTTTTGAACGTTCTCACTATATTGATCAAGTTCATCATCATCCTGAACATTTGTTCGGGTTGTTTCATCTTCTTGTAATTCTACTTCTTTAGAATCTTCCACAACTTCTTCCGTAGAGGTATCTTCCAACTCTACAGATGTTGTTTCTTCAATTTCTTGTTGTTGAGCTTCTGCCTGCATGAAACCTCATCTCCTCTATTACCTTATACATACGAAATATCTTTGGGGTCAAGGATTGTTGCTATAATATTATCGTCATTTATAATACGAACCTCTAATCCTTCCACTTTAAAGCGATTTCCCGCATACCTTCCTATAAGAACCCAGTCTTTCTCAGAACACCAGTTACCAGTTGGGAACTTCTGGGAGTCTTTATAAGCATCTGGACCTAGCTTAACGACATATGCAGCAACCGTTGCAAATGCTTCTCTGTCTCTAACTTGGTCTGGAATATATAAACCGCTCTTTGTTTTCTCACTTGGATAATACGGAATGATTAACATTCGATACCCAGTAGGTTGCGGTAATCTTTCTAATGTAGAAGTCTCCATTTCGGACGGATCATCTTCATTTTTACTTTTAGGCTGATTGTCTCGAAAGCCTGCTTTTATAGCTTTTTCAGCTACATGATCAGGCACATAGAGTTTTTTACTCATCTGCTTCCTCATTATTTTTTAATAGTCTTCTGATTTCGTCCTCAACAAAAGCCAACCCCCTAATCTGACCAACACAGAATTTGTATTCGTCAAAGCTAGGAATGTTACCAGTCTCCATCGCAACTTTTATATCGTCACGCCTTTGAGCTATCTTTTTTTTGAGATAATCGAGTAAGGTTATTGCGTCCATAATAGTCTCCCACTAAATCTTTATACGATTTAACGGGAAAAACAAGTATGTATCCCAATATATTTTACTCTATGTGTAAAAAGGGGGCTAATGCCCCCTAATTAAGCTACGTCATCCAATAATGCGCAAACAATTACTTGTGCGGTAGAAGCAGAAGAGATTGCATGTATATCTGCAACTGTTGCATTTGGAAGTCTTGCATAAAAAGACTCGTTAGGACCAATGGTTACAGCTTGAGCCAAAGTGGAAGAAACTGTGCCTGCATCAAATGTTACATAGATACTACGGCTAT